TTCGTCATCACTTATCTTCTGAGCCCACATAGGTTCGTTATACCCATGTTCCCCGGGAAGGGAACGAATTTGTTCCCGCCTGTACTGAAGGAAGCGAAGTGAGATTAACCTCAGAAGATCGATCCGGGTCATGATACTGGAAGCCACATGGTTTCCACTAGTCATTCCCCGGTCGACCGTCTGAAGTGAAGGATCATTGTGGTCAATTCTCCAATCGTGAGCAAAGAGAGGTGTTACATCTCCTGGCTCACCATTGCCGAACTGAGAAACAATGAAGGAATCACTCCGCTTCAATCGGACCAGGCGGAGACGAAGGTCCCAGCGGCGTTTCAGGGCTCGAGGGTCCAATAGCTTATTCTTGTGGTTTTGAAGCACAGGAAAGACAGCATTGGACGTCGAGACCAGAAACTCCGACCGGAACCTCGTCCCCTTCTCCTTCAGACTCGCCATAGGAAGGACCATTTCACAGTTGGACTTCAGAGGGATGAATTCAATGAGATCATCGCCGCTGTTCGTGTTTTGACCTAAATCGTCAAATCGAACAACGGGTTGACCATTGTACCCATCCCAATGAGCACACATCACGTTCCGATCATAAAAAGATTTTTTATGATATAGGTTCGAGATGAGTGTAGAAAGTTCAACTGAGAAATGGCTCTTCCCAGACCCAGGGGGCCCAGATATGCCAACATGGAACGGATCAATTCTTGTTCCAGATGTTGGGATATAAAGGCCCCCACAACCTGCGTGTGGTCGTAGAAAGCTACGTAAACCGCCTTCCGATCTCTTGACCTCAAAGTACGCTGAAGTGTTTGGGACTACTGTCTCAAACGGTTCATAATACTTTGCAACCAAGGAACCGAAACCCTTTCCAATCGAGCGTAAACGCTCTAATTGAACAGGAGGAGTCACTGACACAGTGGACAGCGACTCCGAATGTTTAACATAGGTCTCTAATATCATCTCTCGGGAAGTCTGCTTGCAAATATTCTTTGCTTGCAGAAATCCCCAGAAAAGAGATCGACCACGACGGACACGCCTCGCTTTGGCCCATATCCTTCTAGAAATTCTAGTAGGAAATAGGGATAGCGACGTGCCCTCCGGGTGTTCCTGCTTCATCCTCTTAGAGAAGAAGGAGCAGATAGATCTTTTAAGAACACCCACGATTTCCGAATCCGATCCATCCAGTTTCCTCTGCTTCTCCCAATAGTGAACTATTGAGGGAGGCGGGGGACTCGGGATGGAATGAAGACGGAGACAGAGACAGAGTGCCTCTGCGACATCCAGAATTAACTTCTGGGCTGTCTGAGTGAGTTGCTTTGGCTCGACCAGGTTACAACTCTCCCTGGCGGTACTAAAACCTATTGGGCCATCATTGGCAAAATATGTATTAGCGCGCTTTTGAGGGTGTGACTTGAGGCCACTTCCTACACCATCGGAAGTGGACTGTTTTTGGACTGGGTTGACTCCCAGGAAGCTTGATCGTTGCATCTTATGCGGCA